CTAATTATTAGATCTACATCAGACATATTTGTACCAATATAGATTATCCCATTTTATACAGTAAATAGCAATCATTATTCCTGCGTGTAGCCTAATGGAATACCGAAGCTCATGACCTCAAACGGTCTCATCGGCTCATCTGGAATTTTATCTTCTGGCGAATACCAGTCTTCATCAAAGTCAACATCTGCTCCTTGGGAAAGAGCTAGGGCTTTGATTTCTTTACTATATTCATTTGAACAAGCTCGGTACAGAAGAAACATTTCGTGAAGAATTAAAGACTCCTCTAATTCCTCTAGACTTCTCCATGCACCGACTTGAACAAATATTTCTGACTCATACTTCAGAAGGGGGATCTCATTCCATGATAGAGGCTCACCACCTCCACCCTCCCCGTTTATTGGTTTGGGTCGTTACCCATTGCGGCAGCCATAACTTCACCGAATGTTCTGAGGTCAAGAATATCCTCAAGAGCATCACGGTTTGCTGCCAATTCTGGATCTGCTTTGCGCAGAGCAATAGAAGCTGCTGAGATCATCTTATCAATATCGTCATCAGTCATTCCTGCTTCATTATCAGTCTTCATTTCGTTTGCAACCTTCATAAACTCACGGAGGTGCTTGATGGTCAAAGGCTTAACAGTCCTTTTCTTCCCATCAGAGAAAGTAATTTCAGTACCTTTAAACAAATCATTATTTGTTGTCATTTTAAAATATTGCTCCTTTTTATAATCGTAGGGAATATAAGAAAAACTCCCAGGTTTCAGTATATCATACTGATTCCCAGGAGTTTTTACTTAGTACAAATTTTTGGTGTTAATTATTGCTGATCAATAATCTTGCCGTATTCGTAGCCTGTGTCACCAGTTACTGGCAAAACACGGAACGATACTTCAAACACGGTTGCTTCAGCTCTCTTCATTGAAATCATTGAAGTGGTCATTGACACTGCTCGCTTAGTATTAAACTTGCGGGTCTTTGTTACCGATGCTGTTGAACCTGGGGCATTACCAGTTACCTGGAGTGCGTACTCAAATGGGTACACGCCCTGTGAACCGAACAACAATGTCTTAGTATTTGCGCCATCATTATTTGCTTTGATTGACTCTCCACCAGTTACATTGTCATAGCTCCATGCTGTTGCAAGGTTGTTAAGAGTTCCTTCTGCAAGGGTTGTCTTAACCATTACTTTCACCTTTGACTGAATGACCTTTGCTGCGTCACCGTACTGGTCAATTTCAATGTCAACCATGTCTGGTTCCCACGAAATTTCAAGACCACCTTGGGTTGCGCCCACATCTGTCAAGCTATCAAAATCTGAGTTTGTCATCGTGATGTTGGAAACACCAGTTTTTACTGTTGCTTCACCAACTACGATATTGGAAGTTGTTACTGCCATTTTACTATCCTCCTGTTATTCAAGGACAAATATTTTCTTGCCCTTGCGATCTCGCCATTTAGAAATCTTAATGGCATGATCAGTTTTTATTTCATCAGAGCGGTTTCCGATCCCACGACCTTTCTGCCACTCAAAATCATAAACATCTTTTCCTAGTTTCACGGAAAACCCTGGGGTCTTGCCGATGTATGTAATTACATTATACTTCATATACTTTTATGATACCACAAACTATCTATAGACTTACTGAAAACAGGGAGAAATCAAGGTCCATTTGATACCAACCTTCTTTCTCAATCGGTTCTGATACAGATGTTGAAACCAATTGAGAGCTTAATATACGAACATTTGAGCTAGACACAGTTCCTTGTATTTCATCACCATGACCGAGTAATTCAATCAATCTTTCTCCAATTTTAAACATTCTATCAACATTGGAATCATAAACTGAATAGCGGATAGCGTCATACCTGTTCCAGTATGACTCAACAGATGGGATGTGAGGGTTGTAGTAATAAACAACAAAAGGAGCTGTTTCTGTACCGTAACCAATTACTGGAAAGAAGTTCATTGTTTTTCCAGCAATGTTTGCTAAATCCGTATCAGCTTTTAAAAATGTATTTACATCATAGACACTAATTGGCATAAATTACCTCAACACATCCTTTGTAGGAGCTTTAACATTACCACCAGATGTAAAGCCCTGACCTGAAAAGGATCTTTTAATTTCAGCTTTGATAACCTTTGCAGCCGCTTCCTTTATCTTGTCTCTCTTAGATGCAATTGCTACCTGTCTAACTTCTTTATAAAACCTTGCATATCCCTGAGCAACAGAAGCCTGTCTAGTCTTCATGAGACCATCGCCAGCAGAGATCGTTCCCCCGCCCTTCCTGCCAGTCAACAAGATTGCCGATGCGATCTGAATGTTTCTACCATTCTTACCAGTTTGCGATTTCGGATATGGCTTAATCTTTAATTTAATACCGCCAGCACCAAATGGTATCAATTCATACTGGAGATACTTAGCAGCCTTTGCGATTGGAGAAACAGCATCCTTTAGTTTCATTTTAGCCATCATCATAGCTTCTGCCTGAGCATATGAAATTCTGTTTGGCAATGTATCATAATAAATCTGTGCAGCAATCAATTGCGTCATTGAACGACTATCTACCTGAACATTAAGCATTCTCTACCACCTTGCGACATGTAAGAAGTATTTGACGCACCTTCCCATTAAGACCAGTTTGCTTATGTATATTTACAATTTCAACTGGTCCAGCCTCAATGATATTTCCAAATCTATCTACAACATTTTGAATTCTATTATTATAAATAGCGTAAGCCTGATCTTTATGCGAAATGTAAAATTCAATTTCATCAATATTATCTATGTAAGGATAAGTCCTTCTTTCTGAAGACATTGACTGAAAGAATGCTTTTATTGTTCCAGCCTTAGTGTATGTCATTGTTTTCTGACCAGCATCATTCACAGAAGTGGTGCGTGTATAAACATCAATGCTATGCGGAAGTGGTAGAAATGTTCCTTGTGACATGATTATACAATATAGTCCATAACGAAAAGTGTATAATCCATCAACAGGACATCTGCATCAATATTGCCAGTTGACTCGTAGAACGAAGAATCTCTTCTCATTTCGTACTCAATAGTATCCATATCCACTCTTGCTATACCATGCCTTCTAAACTCAGAATCATCATTCATCATGTCAACTAACAAAAGATCTGCTGCTTGCTCAATATTGTTCGGAACAAACTGCCATCCAAAATCACCCTCAATCCGATACACACTTTGAGGATTAAACTTATTAACAATTAAAAGAACATTTACGCTATCAAGAACTGATTTCCTGAACTGAACATAATATGAGCTGCCAAAACTATGAGGTTCTTTTATTTTTTCTATATGATTCATTGTTGCATCTGAGTAATCATGAAGAACTATCTCATCATTGGTTCCTGGATCGGCTGTGACCTTTCTCAGAGTAGTTATTGGATTTGGAAGATGAATTGATTTCTTTCCAGAACCCATAACCTCAAGCTGTTTATTTGGATAGTACTCAAAAGACTGTCCACAGAAAGTGTTGATAATATTCCTTACCTTTTTCTCCATCTTTTCAAACTTGTCATACCAATCGGTTTCAAGCTCTGGATGGTCTTCAAAGAAGGTGTCAATATCAATGTATGGCGTATAGACATTAAAGTATTGTGACTGTGTGTATGATGTCGCACTTATCGTATATGTAAAATCAGCACGATATCTTCCCGCAGCATTTAGCACATAGATACCAGAAGCTGCTTGACCATAGGTGATGGTATAAACTCCAGCACTTGATCTTGTTGCGTTTGTTGGACCAGAAACAAGTGATCCAAACTCATGATACAAACTAACTGACACAACATTTGATGTTGGATCAGCAGGAAGTGTTAAAGTTAGCGTCTTGCTTGTTTCAATTTTTACATCATCCATAATACTCAATTATATCAGAGAAGGCATTCTAAGCCTTAGAATGTCTGCATTGCTAAAGATACTTGAATATCAGCAATTTGGTTTTTAAAATCGGTTGAATTCAACACCCATTTTTCCCCATCCCATGTCCATGTTTTTGTATCAGAAGAATGTTGCTCATTTAAAGTCGGGGAAGATGGAAAATTGATAGCAGCCATGATTAATATCTATTATAGATTATAAAATGTCTTTTTACGAACATAGACGAATGTATAATTACATTAAGCTATTACTAGACTGCCCGATGCAGTAAAAGTACGAACTGTGTATGAACCTGATGTTGTTGCGGTGCCACCTGTGATTGTTAAACCAGTAGCCGAAGATGTTAGATAACGAACGATGACAACTCCTGAACCACCGTTACCACCAGAAGCAGTACCTGGGTGGGCACCGCCACCTCCACCGCCACCAGTATTTGTTCCTCCCACACCGCCTTCTGATGGTGAGTAACCACCTTGCCCTCCTCCACCAGCACCACCAGAACCTGGGGTTCTTGCTCCCGTATTGGTGTTCTGTGAGCCTCCGCCTCCACCGCCTCTTGTCACTGCCGTACCCGTGATGGATGAAGATAATCCTGCACCGCCATTGCCTCCAACAGTTGTAGACCAGTCCAATCCAACTGCTCCTGCGCCACCTCCACCACCTCCGCCAAGTGCCGTTCCACCAGTGTGTCCTCCACGACCACCTGCGTATCCTTGGTTGGCTGTCCCTGCACCAGCAGTGCTGGCTTGTACACCCGTACCGTCACCACCTCCACCACCACCACCAGAACCACCTAACGAACCTGCGTATGATGCTTGTTGTCCTGCTTTACCGCCACCGAGAGATGTTATGGTTCCAAATACTGAATCTACGCCATTTGTGTTTATCGTAGCACCTACACGCCCCACTCCTCCAGCACCAACAGTGACCGTATATGTCCCTGGAGTAAGTGTCATTGCTGCTTCAGCAGAAGCACCCCCACCAGAGGTTGCTCCAGAAACATTAGTGCGATAGCCGCCTGCACCTCCACCTCCACCTCCAGAGTTATTGTCTCCTCCGCCTCCGCCTCCACCGCCTGCAACAACAAGGTACTCAACATCAAGAGTACTAAAGTGTGCTGTTCCAACACTCCACGCAGACCCCAACCACACTCTTTGTTTGTAGGTATCAGTCTCAAAAATAGTTTGACCAGTAAAAGGTGATTCAGGTTTTGTACTAGATGTACAAATAGTAATACCGCTAAGGGTTGAAACAAGCTTGGCTTGAGTTACTGCTCCATCATTAATCTTTGCCGTGGTGACGGCGCTATTAGCAACCTTATCAGTAGTTATGTTTGCATCCAAAATTTTTGCTGTAATGACAGCATTAGAAGCAATTTTGTCAGCTGTTATATTTGCATCTAGAATTTTTACTGTAGTAACGGCGTTAGAAGCAATCTTGTCGGCTGTTATATTTGCATCTAGAATTTTTACTGTTGTAACAGCATTAGACGCAATCTTGTCAGCAGTTATATTCGCATCTAAAATCTTGACTGTAGTAACAGCGTCAGATGCAATATCTGCAGCTACGACTGCACCATCAGCAATCTTTGCTGTAGTGACAGCGCTATTAGCTAACTCAGTAGTGTTAACAGAACCAGCAGATGCAGCAGTACCAGTAATTTCCCAAATTGTTCCATCCCAAGTCCATGTTCGTGCGCCTACTGTATAGGTATTGCCGATAGTTGGGGAGAGAGGAAAAGAGAGTGCCATAAACTAAGCAGGGAACTCCACTTCTACCCAGCTCTGCCCATCTTCATCCCAAGAGTACAGACCTTCTGATGGGCGGACAACAGGGGCTTCCCATTCCGTTGTCTCTTCATTAAGAGACCATGATGGGAAAGGTTTAGGAGCAATGAATGCATTCAACCCCGAATTATATGTATAACCGATACCTGCATATCGTGCACGAATATTACCGTTATACGATGTTTGTTTCCATGTTCCACCCAAAAGATTACGACAGAACTCAGCGCCTACAGCCTCTGATTCATTCCCATCTCCATCTTTACAATCATCGTTAGATACCACGATAACTCGCAATACAATGTTGTCTTCACCAATTTCTGCAAAATGTGCCATTAATAATCCTCCTTAAAAAGTTATACTGCCTGATGCAGTAAAAGTATATATCCTGTAGCCACCTATCATAAACCATGCCTAGTAGCGTGAATAGAGTAGTTATGCATCATTTCCGCCGCAGTTAAACCCACATTATAAAATCTACAAGAGGTTATGTGGGTTACTTCATATTCAAGGTTAATAAAGGGTCTAACTCGGACAGAATTGGAAGACAATGTGTGTGAAGATGAAACCGACCCTCGTTCAACTCCGTTGGTATAACCTTTAAACACTCCAGATGTTCTTGTTATGCCAATGTGCCTCCAAGTTCCTGGCGGAACATTGAAGTTGGTTGCCCCGTACAATAGCGAATTTGAACCGTCATAGAAATAAATGGTATTATTGGCATCATCTGCTGATTTCCAAATTCTATTAGATGCTTGGTCTGGAAAGCCAAAATAGTGGTTGTAAACTGCGGATGAATTCGGCAACAGTACCCACATATCCACCGAATAGTCACCTGTACCTACAGCAAATAAGCTACTAGTAGCCACTTGTGCGTAGGTTGTATCTGCCGCAAATTGCAACTTACCACCATTAGATGAGCTAAATGACGGAGTGCCATTTACAAATGTTGCATTCAACCCGTTGCCACTTATGTCGTACCAAGTGCTACCGCTTCCAGGATAACTACTTGAGTTTCCTGCATCCAATTCTAAAACTAAACCTCTTCGTGTGGTTGGCGCAGACCAGTTGCCTGCCCCTTTTTCTCTTTGTGCATCACGAATAGCCCAAATACCAGAAGCAGAGGTTGGACTTACTGTCTTCTTCGCACCTATTAAGCCACCATTGGAACGCATTAACTAATCTCCTCGTAACTACATACTGCTTCAAGATCAGAGTTAGCAGAAGCAGTAAGACGAAGCGTGTCGCCTTCCTCTAAATAAATAGATTTAGAAATAATGTCCAAAGTTGCATCTGCGGGAACAGAAACCGTTTTGGCAATATGATAAGCAGTTGAAGAACGGAATATATCCACATTCACATCAGCAGCACTTGTACCATCCACATTAGAAACATACAAGGCATTAACTTTAAATACTTTTCCGCTTGAACCAGAATTCGTAACAATTGCTGTTGCTGTAGTAGTTACAGCAAGAACCGCTGTCTTGCCTGTAATTGTTGTTACGCTCACTATATTTGGTGCCGCCATGTCTTATCCTCCGAATACTATTGCCATTGCTATGGCTTTTCCTGTTGAAGCTTTTGTATTTAATTGTGTTTGAATTGCACTTGTCACACCGTCAAGATAACCGATTTCAGTATCAGAAACATTCGCAACAACCGCCTGCTTATTATCAAGTTGCGTTTGAATTGCGCTCGTAACACCATCTAAATAACCAATTTCTGTATCAGAAACATTTGCAACAATTGCTTGATAAACCGTTGGCGTAGCCCATTTTAATCCAGCCGTTACAGAAGAATCTGCAGTAAGAACTTGACCATTTGTGCCAGCCGAAAGACCACCAATTGTATTGTCTGCTGTGCCTACTAGGATATCACCTTTGGCATTAATAGTATTTATTAGAGTGCTATAAGGTGAAGCGCCAACTTCTACCCACACACTATCATAATAAACATAAGTTCCACCAGTAAGTGAATTAAACCAAATTTGTCCAGCAACAGGTGACGATGGGGCGGCATCTCCAATAGTTGCTCCGCCAGCCCCAAGGTTGCTGTATGTTGTACCATCATTTGTAAATTCCCATTTGTCTGTAGTTTCATTCCAGCGTAAAGAAACATTTGTAGATGTACCACGCTCAACCTCCACACCAGCGTTTTCTGTTGGAGAACCTGTAACATTATTATTTAAAATAATAATGTTATCGTCAACAGTTAGTGTTTCTGTATTGATAGAAGTAGTTGACCCAGAAACAATGAGATTCCCAGAGACTGTCAAATTAGAAGCAGCAACTGTGCCAGTAAAAGTTGGAGAGGACAATAAAGCGTAACCAGAAGCATTAACCCAAGCAGTGCCATTCCATTTAAGGAGATCGCCATTGGTAGCAGATGTAATTGTTACATCTGAAACATCATCAAGAGCATCAATTACCGCAGCAGCAAGACCAGTTGACACTGCGCTAGTAACAAACTCCGTAGTTGCAATTTGTGTAGTGTTTGTATTTGCTGTTGCTGTTGGAGCCAATGGAGTCCCAGTGAATGTTGGCGAAGCAATATTTGCCTTCAGGTTGTCTGCCGTAGTAACAAATGCTGTAGTAGCAATTTGTGTAGTGCTTGTGTTTGCATTTGCTGTTGGTGCTGCTGGAACTCCAGTAAATGTTGGTGAAGCAATTCTTGCTATTGCAGAAGATAGTCGTGCATCTGGTAAAGTCCCAGAAATTAATGCACTTGCATCTGTTGTTGCCGCAGCATCTGACCCATCAGCGCCATCAGCGCCAGATACTTCAACCCAGAATGAATCATAATAAATAAATTGCTTGCCAGTATCAGATTCAAACCATAAATCACCAGAAGATGGGCTTGCTGGTGGTGTTGTAGCAATTGTTATACTACCGCTACCGCCTTGAGCAGATAATGCAGAACTTAGTACAGAAATTGTATTACTAGAATTTTTGTAATACAAAATACCATCAGCATAATTAATAGCAAGCTCCCCTACCTCAAGTGAAGTAGGGGCGCTATTCGCTGTTCCTGAATTTTTTAACTTAATTACATTAGCCATTCAAGCCTCTTAATTAGAAAGTACCGCCATCAATTGTAGCAGTGTTCGCAGCAAGTGCTGCGAGCTGAGCGCTGTAGGCTTGAACATTTGAACCGATTGCAAGACCTAATGCAGTTCTTGCATCAGAAGCATTTGCAGAGCCAGTACCGCCATAAGCAATTGCTACAGCAGTTCCTTGCCATACACCAGTACCAATTGTTCCTACAGATGTAAGGCTTGAGGTAACAACACTTGAAGCCAAAGTTGTATTTGAAAGTACTGCTGAGCCCCCAATGTAGAATGACTTACCAGAAACAATATTGAAGTGCTCAGAAGATGTCCAAGCGTCAGTAGCATCAACC